AGTTAATGTAGTATCTTCTGAAGTAGAACCTGGTATAAACAATTTTCCACTTAATGTCTCATCTATTGCTCCTGGATCAGCAATCTTTGCTCCTGCCTCTGGAACAAACATTCCATATTTAGCTTTGTGCTTGTCTAAGTGATCTACTAATACAAGAGTATAAGCATCTTCATAACTAACTTTCCCATCAATAAAATCTCTTTCAATTTTATTGTAGGTGTAACTTTCTCCGTTTGGAAGTGTGACTGTTACTGTTTCATCAGAAGATGGTACAACGTCATAAATAGGACCTAAGTTATCAGGGTCTACATAATTACCAATTTTTTCATCCCATAATAGTTTGTATTCTTTTGCTTGTCCTGTTACGGGGTCAGTGCCTGTAACTGTTTTTATAGGAGCAGGGGAGTATTTTTTATGTTGTTTCCAAGCGTCTGCTTCCTTACCCCCAGGAAGCCATCCAAACCAAAAGTCTTTACTAAAAAATCCTTGTAAAGCAGAAGTTCTTTGTAAATCTTCGTAAGTGTACTCTTCTCTTCTAAGCACTTCGCTGTCCCATATAGGCTCACTAGTTGCATCGGCTCCAGACACTAATTGTAATTGTGTGTAAATTTCGTCTACTAATGTTTGTGCTGCCCATTTAGCATCTTTAGGTGTTTCGTATATATCTTGTTCTACAAAATTAGCTGTTGCTCTTTTTGCAACTTCTTCTTTTGACAATCCTGATATTAAAAGTGCTAAAACTTCATTTTTATCCATATTATATTTCTCCTTCAGGTCCTAAGCCTTCTCTGGCTAATCTTTCTTCTTCTGTTTGTGCTCCTGGTCTAGGAGTTCCTGGCGGTACAAATGCAGCTGCCTGTGGATTAGGAGTTGGCGGTGGTACTCCACGCATAGCGTTAGGTTGAACTTGCGGAGGTACTCCTGTTTCACCTATGTTTCCCTGCTGTGCTTGTTGTTGCATTTGCATATCTATTTGTTGCCTTTCTAAATTTTTAGTATTTAATGTGTGAATTAACTCGCCATAATAAAACTGTGCCAAGTCATCTCTACCTCTTTCTTCTGCAGCAACAAGTAATGTCCATAGTGCTGCTTCGGGTAATATTCTTTCTGCTTGTTGTTCGTTAATTGCATCTTCCATATTGTCTGTGTCTTGCAATCCAAGAATTTTATCTCTAATAAATATGTCTGGTAGCAATGGTGTTTGACCTTCTCTGGCTATTTGAGCCATGCTCATCTTTGTCATATCGTCTTGTGGTAGCTGACCAACAAACGTGATTTCAATATCGCCAGCTTGTTTAATAGCTTGTGGTGATATTTGTTCTTTGAAGTAACTTCTATTCATGTCTCTTCCTGAAAGCTCCATAACATCAAAAGACTCTGTGATATATTGATCGTTTATTAACATGCACATTTCAGTGTATGCTGATTCAAGTGCGTCTATTCTAGGTTGTAATATACTGTCTATACCTTGTCTCAAAGTATTAATTGCAAATCCTGACAATTGAAATTGAATGTCCCCATACAAACTATGCGGAATCGATCCTCTTTGCATTTCTCCAGACACAAGTCCCATGTATGCACCGGTTTCTCTAGCTGCTTCTAGTAATCCTAGTGGCTCTACATTTTCTCCTTGAGCCAAAGATATTTCTGTGCCTTCTTTGTAAGGGTCTTCGTCTAGTGTTTTCATTCCATCTCTTGATGTAATTTTGAGACCTTGTTTTCTTGATCTTGCTGTTAGTTCCAGCATAACACTCATCATAAAGTTATGATTTTCGTAGCTATCTCTGTTATGTTTAAATACAGATTCTCCATGATCTGCTATTGTGTCGTCTATTGGAACATGGTCGTTTAATGCTTGTATCATTGGTGTTGCTCCGACAGGTCCTAGAAAAACAGGAACTCTTGGAGAGCCGTGTGGGGTAGCTTTTTTTACCACCCTTCCGTTAGATAAAACCACCATGTTAATTTCTTTGTCATAGTAATCGTACACATCTAACCAGTCTTCATAGTTATCGTTTTTGGTTAATTTAACGTTGTATTCTGATTCTATAACATCTTTAGATTTTTTTACTTTATGACACGCCCACATTAATCCGTCATCTCCTGTTCCCCAATATGTGTGCATTGGGTCCCATGGAGAAATGTCCACGTAACTTTGGTCGTCTTTTTTCATTATCAGAGCACGACCAGCATACCATCCACGAAGTGATATAAACCATGACAATTGTGCTTTAATTGATGGTTTTAGTTGTTTCATTAATCTTTCGTTTGCTTGTCTTAGTGAGCCTAAGAAGAATCTTTCTTTAGTGTTATTGGCTTCTCTGGCTTCTCTTTCTTCGCTAACATTTGGTATCCTGACTATCATTTCAGACGAAGTTAAAAAAGATATTATTTTATCTGCGTAAGTTGATGGTTCGTTGGATGTATATGAGTGATATCCGTCACCTGCGTCATACGGGTCTAATCTGTACAGTGAATAATCTGCTTCCATTCTGGAACGCAAAGGTTCTGTGGAATCATAATGTGTTTCAACTTTGTTAATTATATCTTCAGCTTTTATTCTTTTTGCCAAGTTACCACCTCTTTACCTTAATTCGATCCATATTTTCTATGTGACTGTACCCAAATCTATCAATCAACCCGTATATTAAGGCTTTAATTCCATGATTATACTTATCTTCAGGCTGATTGCCAACTATGTTTCCGTCTCGATCTGTTTTCCATTTATAAACCCTTGTCTGCCCGTCAAACGGATTTGGAGCTGCCCCAAACTCTGACAACAGCCCTTTACATTTAGGGTTAACTACTAACTTGGGTCTATGGTGTTTAGGGTCTACTTTTAACATAGACTTTAATCTTTCTGTTCCGTCATTAATTTTTACTTTTTGTGATGCCATATACAATCCGGCTTTGTCTAACCATACTTCTGCTGGAGCAGACATGGCTTGATGCTGATACCCTGCTACATCAATTACACCAAAGCGGACATCTTTCCACCATGGTTTATCCATTGCCATGTCTACAATTTCTTCTGTTATAAGACTTTTTTCATATATTTCATCAACGACACATATTTGGTCGTCAATAATCTGGACAACTTCAACTGCGTATCCACCTGCATACCCGGGATCAATCCACAAATGAACTGGCTCATTCGGTATATATTCGACTTCTCTAACATGGTAATCTGCTCTAAACTCATGGAATACGAGCCCGCGTGGAGGGCTAGGGATTCCCATGATTCTTTCTTTGAAGAAATCGTCTGACGAGTCTTTTTCCAATCTTTTAATTTCTGGGTCATCTTCTCCTCCAGGGTAAAAATGTATGTTGGTATATGACGGCAAAGAGTATGCTTTTTCTACGTCTGTTCCGTGCTGCCATGCTAAAAATAGCTGTGGATACCACCCTAATGAGCCTTCAAAAGTGCCGCCTAGAAACATCCATGCTTTTTTTGGAGCACATCTACCACGTAATCTGTAAAATGTTTCTAAATCTAACTGTGATGCTTCACAGCCTATAATACCATCTGGTGCTCTCATAGCTAGAGTTCTTGGGTCTTTAGCTGATTTTGTCTCAATAACAGTGCCATCTGCAAGTTCTATCCTGCCAGGATCTACACGTTTAGATGCTTTTTTTAGTATTCCAAGTGTTGCAAAATCGTCTACCAGATACATAAATTCTGCTCTGGATCTTTCGTAATCGGCTGCAACCAGCCAAAACAACGCAGGACCTTTAGTTTCTGTCCATTTAGACAATAAAAACTTGCTGGCTACCAAACTTTTACCTGCTTGTTCACCGCCAGCTACCAAAACAAACCTTTTATCTGAATAAACTATAGGTTCTTGTGCTTCTGTAGGCTTGTAACCTACCTTTTCAAACACAAATTTAGTCGCTGTAGTCGATTCTGTGCTCATTCGCTGACGCCTTTATCTTTTAAAATCTTATTTGCTTCGTTAATAGCTACGTTCATTTTACTAGGGACAGAGGGTTTCTTTTTTTTCTTTTTTTCTTCTACTGCAAAGGTTTTTAGTTCATCTATGAGTTTCATTGCAGTGGTATCTTGCTGTACATGTTCCTGATATTTGTTAGGTTTTGCTCCTTTTAACAAAAATATTAACAATGCTGGGTTAGATTTGTAATCTTTTTCCTTAAATTGCTCCCCAATTAGTGCAAATGCCTCACTTTCCATCTTATCAGACCATCTTTCCATGGCTGTTTCCCAAGAAAGTCTAAATTTTTCATCAGATTCTCTGTAATAATACAAAGTTGGAGTAGAAACTTTTGCACTTTTTGCTGATAAAGTGATGTTACCAGACTCTTCAAGTAACTTTATAAAGGTTTCCATCTTTTTTACAGGTTTTACTTTAGGAATATACTCTTTTTTTGCCATTTTTTATTAAAAACCTTGCAAAATATTAATAATAGTATTAATATATTACTACAAATTTGCTAATAAGCAAATGTCAGACCTCCATTGCGTATGTCTGACTTACCAAAAACTGCGTGAAGTATTTAATAAAAAACGTAGCGGGGCAAGATAGATATTGCGAAACTTAGGCTACAGAATACAGAACATAAGTGGAATCTGGACTCGTTAAACTGGCAAAGGGTAACTTGAAATCTCATTCAGAAGGGGCAACTATCTTTAAAAGAATACTTTTTATCCCACACGAAAATCCGTGGGGGGTAGGGGGGACTTTTTAAAAGAATAGTAACGGAGAGAATCTCTTTTAAAACGTTCCCCAGAACGCTTTACTTCTACACTTTCACAAATTATACTATTAACGGGACTTGTAAATATTTTCATAATAAAAAGGTCTGACAACTGTTTTTATGCAAGTCCCACAAAACTCACACAAGCTACTCTGGGAAACGCCTTTTTGTAAAAAAATTCTGTCAAGGGTATACATTACCCACATACCATTCCCCCAAGCCATGCACCCGATATCACTAACGGTATCGACCGCATGGGAAACTAAGACGGGCGAACGGGCGATTCAATTTTTATTCAAATCTTTTCAAATTCTTTTCAAATTCTTTTCAAATCTATTCAACGTTTATTCAAAAGTATTCAAAATTTATTCAAATTTATTCAAATTTATTCAACGCATTATTTTAATACTATTTAATAGTGATTCTTTTTTTTAGTAATTTATCGCTTTTATTTTTTTATTTTTATCACTGTATTTTTCAGGCCTTTAAAATTCCAGGCTACCCTTCATAAAACACGTTAAAAAATAGCCTTTTGTCGTGAATGGACTCACGACAGTTTCAATACTAGACTCGACGTCATATATCGTATATACTAGATTCATAGTCATTTATTGACTTGTACAAATAATATTTGTTCTTTAAAAATTGAATATTGAGATTTACCCAAAATTTAAAATTATAAAAGTTTAAAATAAAGGGTAAAAAATGAAGTTACAAGAAATAACAGAGTTAAAAAAGGTTAATATCGGATTATCAACAAAAGGTGTAGAGAACCTAGAAGATTATAAACTGATGAAAACTAAAATGGAATATTTCAAAAATTTGAATGATTCATACAGTAAAAGTTTTCAGGGTTTTATACTAGGTTTTCAAAACTCTATGAATGGTAATTCGTTGTACTACACACTAAGTACAAAAGGATATAAAAACGATAAAAAAATTACTAGTAACGAATTAGTTAATTTGGGTATCGTTGATAAATCCGTTTTTGGTTACAATTTAGAGTCATATGGTATTGAGTCCGTTAATGTTAGTTTTCAAGCTAATTCTAACTATAACGACTCAATCGGTAGCACTATAAATAACATGACCAAACAGTACAAAAAAGGAATCAAAAATCTAATTATGAACATTCCTTTAACTTTATTTTCAGATATGGATTATTCTTTAGAAAAACTTGATTTAATTATTAAGATTTTCGAATATCAATTATCTGGTAATAATGAAGTGGTAGGACTTAACAACGGATTAAAAGCCAATTTAATACCATTACTTGAAAAATTTGGTTATCAGGCAACGAAATTGAGCCGTGAAGAGATGAAAAATAATTCTGATTCATACATTGAATTTTCAAAAGAAAAATTCACAGTAAAAAAGGAATTATCAGACATTCTAAAACCATTTAAAACAGAACTTCTAAAGTACAAAACTGAAATTGAAAAATTAAATACCAAATTTGGTTATGAAGATTCAGCCGATACTGAAGAAAAAACTGGTGGTAAAAACGGACAAAATAATCCATATAATTATGTGTACATATTAGAACATATAAATATAAACGAAATGGATAAACAAACGGCTATAACTAAAAAATCGACTGATGGTAACTATAAAAGGCTAAATAGTATTGAGTTTAACGACTACATACATTCAAACAATATTGATTTGACCAAAACAACAAAAGGTAAAATTAAAAAGGATAATACATATTTGTATTATTTGAAGTTTGAACCGAGTGGAAAGTTTAATTTTAATATCTATTCCGTTAAAGTTCCAAGTGGTGTGAATATTTCTACTATAAACAAAGTAAGAAACGACAATATGACACCACCAAAGAAAAACAAAAAAGATTCTTTAACTGACAGCGAACTAAAAGCTAGAAAATCAGTTAATAAATCAAACACTAAAAAGGTTACAATTCCTAAAAAGTAACTACGAAATAAAGAACACTTATTCATAGTGGTAAATCTCAATATTCAATTATTCACAATTCAACACGAAATAAAAATTATTGTTTCGTGCGTCTTTTTTTAATGTCGTGAGTCCACTCACGACACATATTATTATATTAAAGGTATCAAACATGAAATATAAAATTATTGGTTACAAATCCTGGAATACAACAACAATGTATTTTGTCATGGGTAAGATAAAATTGAAGATTAAAAAATTAAAAATTAAATCAGCCCTTTTATAGTTACTTATCCTGGCTTGAAAGAAAAGCCATGATAAAATGATTTAATTTTTATAAGTACACGGGTAGGTTATTTCTTTCTGTTTCCTACCTGTGTACTGTTTATAAAAAAAGAGAGAGACCAGATAGGAGATAGCATGGATTTAGAATTACAGATACAAATGAAAAACGATCCTGTTGATATTAATACTGTAACTGCAAAAAACAGTAAAGATTTGCAAGAGATAGTAGATCAGCTAGTGCAAGATTGTAAACACATAGAAAATGTTAAGATAAGCGACATGGAAGGGTTTGCAACATCACTTCGTGGAAAGTTTGTAATGAATGAAGTAATCCAATACGGATTAACTGTCATGGAAAATTTACCAGACAGAGAGAGACCCGACTCAGATATTCAAGATATCAAAAGGATAAGAGATACGATTTTTAAATGGAAATAGAAGGGAGGTTCGGTAGCAATCAAAGTTAAAAAGGAGAAGATATGACACTTCAAGAGAAAAGCTATGATGTTTGTGATGATTGTCTTATGCCTGCGTATGATTTTCTTTCAAGAACAATGAGAGGAGAAGATCCTGGCGATTATGACTTACAAGCTAAAGTAATGGCTGAAGTAGGAGATAGCATGGAAGATCACATGTGTATCACTATTGAAATCGAAGATAGAAAGTGCGATTGTGCATGTAGATAGATGAGAGGTTCGGTAGTAATCAAAGTTAAAACAATAAAGGGGGTGAGATAAGTTATGAAGTTACTCACAAAAGAGTTAGAAAGAGAGTTCGAGAAACAAGGCGATACTTCGGAAAAAGAGCTTTTACATATCAAAGTTATTGCTAAGTTTTTCTTGCCACCAACAAGGTGGACATGGTATGCGTTTGAATACGATCCGACAACCAAAATGTTCTTCGGCTGCGTTCATGGGACAGAAATAGAACTAGGGTATTTTTCTTTAGAAGAATTAAAAGAAATAAAAGACCCGGTATTCGGAGTAGGCGTAGAAAGAGATATGTATTTCTATGGCGAACCTGCAATAAATCACAAACATTATTAACCAAAATTCATAGATTAAAGGGGGTGAGATAGATATGGGAAACAGAGCTGTAATATCTAACCGAGAAAAGTGGAGAGATGTGGCAATTTATGTCCATTGGAATGGCGGCAGACCTTCAATAGAAGCGTTTTTGAAATATGCTAGAGACAAGAAACTTAGAGATGATAACTACGGATTAGCAAGGCTAACTCAAATCATCTGTAATTACTTCGGTGGATCGTTGTCAGTCGGTGTAGGTAACATAGACAGACTAGACACAGACGGAGATCATGGTGTTTACGAGATCTACAATTGGGAAATAGTAGGCAGAAGAAACAATGGTTATGCTGAAGAGACAGACCCGTCTGGCGAGTACCAAGCAGGTGTTTACAACGCAGTCGCAGAAGTTAACGATGAGTTTTTTAGCAGAGGACTAAATGACATACCTGTTACAGAGTTACCAATGCCTAAAGCTAAGAAAAAGTGGGATGAAATACAAGAAAGAAACAAATAATTTATCAATCCAAGTTCACAGAATAAAGGGGGTGAGAATTATGCCAAATTGGTGTGACAACACTGTGTACTTTTCTGTAGACCCAAAGTCTAATGACGAGTTGGGACAGATAGTAGACGCAGTAAAAAAAGGTAACAACAAGTTTAGTCTTGACGCAGTTATTCCAATGCCTGAAGTGCTCAAAAAGGTAAGTAGAGGCAGTGCGGAAACAATTTACGGAGACAAAACAGACTTGTGGTGGAATCAAGATGTAGCGGTGAAAGAGAACTCAATAGATCCGTTTCCTGACGATGGCGTAGTGCCAGTGCCAATACAGATGAGAGAAGAGTGGAAAGAAAAATATGGGGCAGACAATTGGTACGATTGGGCTTACGAAAATTGGGACACTAAATGGGACACAAGTCCTAACAATATTCGTGTTGAAGTGAGTAGACTAGAAGGTCACAGACCTACGCAAATAACCTATTGGTTTAGCACAGCTTGGGGTCCGCCATATCCTGTTTACAAGAAACTAAAGAAGATGTTTCCATATGTAGACATAAAATGGTATGTGTCTATTGAAGGCGGGCATGAAGGCGAAGGTTGGCTAGAGTAAATTGACAGCCAGTTTATAATTAAAGCAGAGAAAAAATTAAAGGAGACAAGTTATGCAGTTCATTGTATCGCAAGATTCACCAATAAATGGAAGAATGGTTGCGTTAGTTGATGGGGCAGATCCTACGTGTTGGAAAGATGATGAATTGATAAAGTTTGGCAGCGTTGAATTAGCTGTTGAATTTTTAGAAGAGAATGAAGTTGACCCATCCGTATGGAATGTTCACATTACAGACTTAGACAATCAAGACAGTTGTAAGTATTGTAAGCACGAACAAGAAGAATAAATTATTATTAATAGGAGATAACATGTTAAGTTTTAAAGAATTATCAGAACACATGTATCATAAGGTGGAGATAGTAGGGTATGCAGCTCCAGATGACGACTCTAAGTTAGAAATAATAGCATTAGAGTGCAAGTCTAAAGACTGTAATATCAAAACTATATATGAAGTAGACAGGGGAGATATGGTATGGGGTGAATCTGTTCACGACAAATAATTTTATTAACCCAAGTTCAGATTAAAGGAGGTGAGATAAGTGAGTTTAACTGACAAACAAATAGACGAAGAATTCAAAAAAGGTAATGTAGTTCCATATTGGGACAAGAAAATACATGAAGAATTAGTAGGTTTTGAAATAGTTGGGGCGAGATACATGAAAGATGTAGAGTGTCCTGAAAATTGGGCAAAAGCTCCGATGCTTTTATTGCGAAAACCTGGTTCAGCAGTTACTTATCACATAATTGCACAGATGGATGACGAAGGAAATGATGCGGGAGCATTCGGGTTTGGATGCTTTGATCCTAAAATAGATGAAAAGATCTATGAAGAACAAAGACACATATTTCCAATTATTTAGATGCGAGGTTTGGTAGAAACACACATTCAATAAATAAAGGGGGTGAGGAAAACATGGCAGCAGAAATCGTACTACACGGAAACTTTACAAGACAAACAAGCGAGCTGATAGCAGCAGAAGACATAGAGTCAGTAGACAGAGCTCAGTTTATATTACATAACATGGGCTTTGAAGACTCAAAGCATTTTGCAGAGTCAGGAGAAAATATGATATCTCCATGGGCAGTTGCAAGTTTGTACAATAAAGCATGGGGATTGTTAATAGTCTTGAGAGATCAAGCTCCTGACAATAGTTATGCTCCAGAATGGTTCATGCTCTACGTACAAGTAGGTAAATCATGGAAGAAATACAGAGTTTCTAATAGCTTAGTAGAGATAGCACAAATTGCGATTTACCTAATGTCAGAAGGGGCTAAAGACAAGCACGGGAAAAGGATAGATGATGTGACAGTTGATATGGTGAAATGGCATTGGCAATTTTACGAGCAAGATTAATTTATTAACTTAAGTTCAGAATAAAGGGGGTGAAAAAGATGAACAACGTAACACCTGCATTAAGTAATGACGTATCATACGATAGTTTGATGGAAGGATTAGACTATAAGTATGTTTTTGGTCGTGCAAAAGGAGAAATTTACAGCCAGTATTTTAAACTTTTAGAGAAAGGAGACTTCAAATTAGTCGGCTCATATAAAGTTTTAAAAGAAGCAAGAAAAGTTCAAGCTAGGCTGCGTAGTCACATGTATTCAAGAAACTTAACAGAAGATTTCCATGTGGCAATACAAGACGTAGAAAGAAATAACAAAGTTGTTTTTGTTCTAGGAGTTTGTAAACTTACAGACAAGGACAAAGCTGTAAAGAAAGAAAGAATTAAACATTTACAAAGAAGGTAACATGACTGTAGAAAACTTAATAAAAGAACTTCAAAAAATTGAAGACAAAAGCCTACCTGTTATATTGCCTCATTGTTTTGAAGACGGAGAGTGCGTAGATGATGGGAACTTGTTTGCGATAGGAGTAGACATTTACCCTACAGGCTCATCTGGTTACGAAGAAACAGGGTGTGTTTATATAACAGGAAGTTACTAGGAGGTAACATGGCTAAAATAAATCAAGGCTATGTATACGACATTCATTCTCCTATGTGGTTAGGAAGAGAAGGTGAAGAGTCGATAGGGATAGCTGAGTGGAGAGCAAAGAAGTATGGACTACTACACGTACATGTAACATACAAAAATGCTAACGGGGACAAGCCTTTTCCTGGCTGTTATATAGTGAAAGGGAATGACGTAATGTTTAGCCAACAAAAACAAAAGTTGAGTGGGGGCATAGTGTTAGGTATACTAAAGATAAAAGACTTACCAGACATGAGCAAAGAAGGAAAGTGCCCTTTGAAAAAAGGTAATAAAACGTATAGGGATTAACTCACCCTATACCCTTTATTGTAGAGAGGAGGCTGTACCTTTGTCCTCCTCTCTGTTTTTTATTAAAGGAGGTGAGAAAAATTATGGGCAAGATATATGGACCATACAGTTTTATGAAGAAAGTTAATTGGTATGACGAAGAGCTTGAAGGAGACAACAACGGACTCATACATGGCTTGTACTTTATGAAATCTTACGACAAACCAACATTAATTAAAGACGAAATATACGGAGGATACAATTATCAAGAGAATGGTTATACCGAAGTTGAAGATGCAATGTGGTTTGCAACAGCAAAAGAAAGAGGAGATTACATAATAGATAGTATAGAAAGCGAAATTGTTTAAGGAGAAACAAATGGAAGCACATATAGAATGTGATTCTTGTTACGAACTAAGAGTAAAAAGAATCAAAGAAGAAAAATATCCACCAATAAAATGTACTACTGAATGGAGTGTTCAAGATGTTCATTTGTACAGAATAGAACAAGGTTATAGTAAATGGACAGATGAACAAGCTATAAATTGGTTACATGAACACAAAGGTTATATGCAAGAACAATGTGTACAAAGTGGTCATGAAATTATAAATAATTTTATGGAGGAATAGTGAGATATAGAAAGAAAGAAGTGCCTAGACTTTCGTTTGGCAGAAAAAGAAATCCAAAGTATCGTGTGTCTGATTTAGTAGATACAGACACGCTGGTATATTTTATTGCTGCGATTATAAAAGGAGCAATAAAAGCAGAAGGGATAGGTTGGCTAAACACAGATGGCGGAAAGTATTACATGAGCAGAAATGCTTTAAGCAAAAGTCATTTGATAAAAAAGTCAAAAGATAAATACGGATGGTAAACAAAAACAGAAAGAGAAAAATTAAAGGAGGAAACTTATGTATAAAGAATTTGTAGATTATGTATGGGGTTTTTATGGGAAAGACGGGATTTATGAAAGTTTCTTTAGGGGAAATCCTATAACTAAATCATATCTTGTTAAAGTAATAGAAAGATATGCTGTGATTAACCCAAATTTTCAAGGTGATTCAGCCGACAGAGAAACCATTAGGGAAATAATGGCTTTAGAACGAGGTGTTTATGGCGGAATGTACATAGATCATTTAAGAATGGCATCACATGGCTTGCCGGTAAAATTTAAAAATTAAAGGAGAAATGAATGAAACTATACAATGTATATTGGCATGATGGTACGAAACGACATCATGTAGTTACTACTAACAATGTAGATAAATGGTTAGAAGAAAACAATAACCAAAGAATAGCTGATGGAGAAGAATCTGAAAGTCTTAATGACTTTGAGATTGAAGAAGTAGAAGCTGTTATTTATTAAAGGAGAAATAAATGCAGATAGGAGATGTATTTAGTGCGTTTGATGGATTGTCTGGTACGCAAGTAGCTCTTAACCAAGCAGGAATTAAGTATGGAACTTACTATTCTAGCGAAGTTGACAAGTATGCGATACAGATAGCCCAAAAAAACTACCCAAAAACAGTCCAATTAGGCGATATAAGGAACATAAAAGGTAAA